ATAAGGAGCTGGCATAAACCCCCATTATCCTACCCTATATACCATCAGTTGCCCATACCATAGCTGAATGCCTTGGCCGCTTCCAGCAGTTTGATCATGGGCTATTCTTGCATATACGTCTGTGTAAGTAGTATGTCCAGTCGTATCAATTATTCCAGACATATTAAAAGTCCCTACATCAGTTGCATTACCCAGATACTGAACAGCCTTTAGAGCTGGTAAATCAGTCGTTGCCCCTCCAGTATTGTCTGTTGATATCATAGCCTTCCAAGTTATGTTAGTTGCGGCGGCTACCTGTTTTAGAGATAAGTTACAATTAATTGCAAAAAATCCTTTATCATAAATTCTGATCTGGTCAGTTGTGTAAGTTGCATCCGTTCCTACAGTTGTAGCAGTTACAGTACCTGTATCATCCACAACATCAGAGCCGGATGATCCAGCAGACCAATCAATTGTCTCGGTTGTTGAGTCAGTTATAGTCTGGGTTGCAGGAGTACCATCTCCGGCGGCGTTATTGATACAAGCATAACCGCCCATCCCAGATTCTACAAATTGCCTAACCAGTTGGGCCGTAATAGCTCCCGTAGTATTATCGGCAAAGCTAGTACCGGTCAGGGCTGCCCTTGTTTTCCTTAATGCCGTTGGTGTTCCCATTATCCATACTCCACGTTAAATGCAGCGCCAAATGCGCTATCCTTGTTTAGAAAAAACATAGTTTCTCCGTCTTGAAGAGTCCCGCTTACAATAGTAAAGTATACATATCCTTCTCCATCTGAATTAGAAAAAGAACCTGTAGAAGAATCTCCAGTTATATCCTCCATGCTTACTTGGAGTATAGAACCTATAGCTCCGCTAGTTTCTCCTTTTACCAAATCACCTTTAGATGGAATCTGCATATCAAATGCAGTACTAAATGCGCTATTAAACACTGAATCTCTAGCAGTACCAATTGTAAATGGAATCCTATAATATACAATTGCCGATGGAAGAGTCTGGCCATCAAACCTCTCGTATCCATCCATCCTTCTGTAGCGACCACGAATATCAATCTCGAAATTCTTAGAGGCCACAAGCTCACCAGGATTTAAAGACAAGGCAGGATCAACAATATTCAAGCCCCCCTCAAAAGGGAAGTAGTTAGATTGAAGACTGCTTGGTGGTAACTGCCTCTGTCTTAACTTAGTCATTCTGGCACTACCGTATAATTAAATAAATCCTGTACTTTAGAAAACCTTCTATTCTTCTGTGATGGTAACTGATCAGCTTCCAATTTATCAAGAAGATCTTCAAATTCTGTTAGCGCTCCTGATAGAATTTCTGGAGCATCCTCATTTTCTGCATAATATATTTTAGCTCTCGCTATAATTATCTTATGAAACCTTGGCGGTATTGCAGATACATCTGAATCTGCAGCTAGAGCCGTTGGCGTAGCAAAGTATTCAAAAGATATTGCAGTTGTTGCATCTGGGGTTGGATACAAGTCGATATTATTATCTGGCTTTACCGTGAATACCTCTGGAGTATCAGACGCAACAGACCCATACTTGTATTCATATCTATACTTATCCCACTCCATATACTCCAATACCTGGTAAGTATCAGCAGACTTATTCCATACAGCAGAATCTAATTTCCAATTACCCAATGCTGTTGGAAACCCAGTATTAGATGAAGTCAATGTAGATGTTCCAGAAATAGCAGATATATTAGCTTCAGTCCAAAGAAAATCCCAGTTAAACCATCTGCTTTGAATGTCTAAATCAGCATTAGCTACATACCTTACAACAGCATTTTCCTCTTCAGAGAGGGTAGTAGCATCTACAGCAGATGGACCAGTCCCTGGTATTCCTATATCTCTGGCCATATCTTGGCACAAAACTAAATATGTACTCATCTAAGATTTCTCGATATATCTGACACTACTGTGTCTGGTTTTATATTCACTGCACACATTGCGCCACCTGTCTCTTTATCTCTGTTGCAAGTTTTAAATCCAAAATGTATCTTGTGGCATGGAAAGCAGAAATTCTCATAATTGCTTGGCTCCAAAGTTGTTGTATTTTTCCAATGCTTTGAAAGGTTCTCTTCCGAAGAGTGAGAAAGCATCACAGTTTTGTGACAGTTCAAAGTGGAAGCGGCATTCAGAACGCCTGTTTCAGGACCAACAACAACATTGCACTTACCAAGGAATGCAAGCGTTTCTCTTATTGACCACTTACCAGACTTTGTTATTATCCTCTTTTCTTTTTCCCATCCGGCCTCTAAAATTTTACACCAATCATCACCAACAGTTACAAATGTAACATCCTTCCTACTGTTCAATAACGTAAAAATTACAAGATCAGTCCATGGATAAACCTTGTGAACAGATGATCCAGATAGAGCCCACATAACAACATGTTTAGTTTTAATCCTTCTTCTTACTTCTGAAGCCCAAGACTCTTCCTTCTTTGTTGGATAAAACTTTGGGTTAAACTTATGAGGAACACCGGCCATGTCATGAGTTCTCTCCATGTAATTAACATTACATAACGAGTGAATCTCTTCCTTGCTCTTGTGATAATTCTCATTTGCTTGAACCAGTACAGGTTCTCCATCTAAAACCTCCAACCTATCTGGAACAAGTAATAACTCCTTTTCAACTGATTCTGATAATTGTATAAACTTATCAAAATATTTACTCATTTCCTCCCAGTATTCAGTTAGTCTATCATTTGAAACCTGGTCAGATTTCTGCACTAACAACTCGTCTACATTGGGGTCTGACTTTAATATGTCATAACCCCTCTCGGTAACATTCACGCAAACCCTATACCCCTGCTCTTTTAATAATGGCAGGATCGAAGAGATTTGTATTATATCCCCAAATGCACCGTATCTTACTACACATACTGTTGGATCATTTCTCTTTCCGCCAAAATCATCCTCAGTATATTCTCCAATTTCCCTTTCGGGAATAGTTATTATCTTCACTGGTTCTTAAGAAGCCCACCCAAAATGATTGAGGCCAGACCTCACAAGTTGACCGTTTACTCTTCCTTCATTATTAGTAATTCTTTGCTCTGCTCTGCACTCCATAGCCCTCTCACCGAAGAGTTGACTACCGCTGGTGTACCCCTTATGTTTTGGCTCGGTAGAACCATACCCCATTTCTGGAGTTACAACTTGGCCACCTATATAAGCCACAACAGAATTCATTCTTTTAGCCATTTCTTTCTCCAAAAGGATAGGGGGTGGCGTACCACCCCCATCCGGGTTGATTACGCAAATTCAAATTTCCCACGATCAGTAGAGATAGTCTTGTGAACAATCCCTTCTGGCTTCTGGTCTGGGCCAACACTGGCCATGCCTAAAGATTTTAGCGTTTCACCGCTAATATTTTCAAGCGAAGACAAACCATTCTCAGGAATTTTACCCTGCGCCGTATGCTTTTCAGCCATAATTGCCTCCTTAGTACCACTGGATCATGATTTGAACATACGCCTTACCAGCAGGCGTGCCGCCAGTTGGAGCTTTAAGCGTCAAGTGAATATCAGTATCAGCCGGAAGAGCTGCTAAAACTAAATCAGCCGCCGTATCCGTCATTCTCTGCTCATCACCATCGGCAAGAGTTCCTAGACCCATTGCTACATACTCTGCACCTGCAGCTGACGATCCTATATTGACTGCTGCTTCAGTAGTAACAGCATTAAATGTCTCATAGGCAATAACCTCAACCTCTTCAATAGTCCCTTGCTTATATTTGGGACCACGAAAGATTAAGGCTTCAGTTGCAGCACCGAAATCATGAAGATAAGTGAAGCAATAAGAAGTTGGATTACTATAACTCATAATATTTCTCCTTTATGCCGCACTATCCCACATCACGATGCGGGTTTGTGCCTGTTGTGTATGGGTAATACCAAACCCACCAAGATAATACCACGCTACACCTCTGTCACGACCGTAGTCACCAGGGATTTTACCTCTGATTTCTTCAGGTACGGCAACAGCTTCAGCAACAGTATCCTCTCCGAAAAATAGCGCCCAGTCAGACTTACTATTAGTCCAAGCAACCCCAGCAGTTCCCATGCCGGTTCCCTTAGCAATGTGAGTCTGTTCAACGAATCTTACACCATCATATCGACCAATCTCACCGTTCATGATCATTTGGAATCCTTGGTCCACATAGGACTTTAAGGTTTCCAGGTCATTCTTCAATGTACGATAAGTTGTTGGCCAAGCGATGGAATAATAATCGTCATCAGCATACGCAGGAATATTACGTTCCTTCATGACATCTACGATAGCCTTAATGTGGCCCTTACCTAGAGCAACATCATTGGTCGTAACAGTAGCGCCATTAGTGGTTGTCACCACCGCAGTGGTTGATGTAGCAGAAGCCACGCGTATTTTGCACAGATCAAACTGAGCAGCCGCCAGATTATCAAACGCTTTTTTGGCGTCATTTTTTAAGACCTTCCGTACTACTTCAGCCACTGGTTGCTCAGCGAGATCATCCAATTTACCAGTCCACGGAACGCTGTTACCAGCCTCCGTAATGGTCATGGTTCCCTGAGAAATAGTGAAAGCAGTTTCGGGCAAGGTACTAGTTTCGGTCAGTGTCGAGCCTTGAACGGCTACGTCACTATACACGTTCCAGTGGAATGTATCACCCCGATGAAGTCCCTGGTGCGCTGCGTCTTTAATGTCGCAGAACTGACGGAACTTAACCAAAGGCTGCACTGACATTCTAAGTAATCTACTTAGATTCAGCGCATACATATAACCACCGGAGGTGCTTACTGACCATACTTGTCCAGCCATAGTTACCTCCTATAGAAGTTATAATTACAGAACTTGTCCACGAGCAGTCTTCATCTCTTCTATTATCTCAGAGGGAGTTAATATCTTTTGTTCCTCTGGTCCAGAAGACGATCTGTTCATAGACTTGGGTTGGTTTACGATTCTCTTTTTTCTAGCGACTCTGCCGTCAGATGTTTTGTTAATCGACCCAGCCCATTCCTTAGTATACTCAGCAGCTGTCTTAACAATCTCCATTGGTGTCCACTCAGGATTTTCCTGAGTAAGGATAACCGTCTGATTATCTGCAACAGCACGCAACTCTGGAGAGCTTGCAATGTCCTTATAATTCTCCTCAAAGAAATATATAGCTTCCTCTAGAGACTTATGATAACTTGCCCTCTCTTTTGCTGTGCTTTCTGCCTTTTTACTTTCATCGTAGGACTTCAGCGCCCTACTAACTACCTCTTCCATGCTCTGGGTAGCGGTTCCGCGCCCACTATTAGTCAAGGTTTTAAGTAACTCAGTAGCCTTCGCTGAGTCATCTTGGTAAAGAGCATCATGATATTGATTTATTACAGAATCAAAATCTACATTACTCTTCTGTGCAGCGTCCTCTTTGGATGGCTGTTGTTTCTGAAGCTCTTCTGCATATGATCTAAGCTGCTGTTCTTTTACAAACAGCTCCTGCTCTTTCTCTGCAGCTGCCTCAAATTTCTTTTGTGACGCCCTATCTTTCTGATGTGACGTTTTTAAACTATCGAAAGGAACTTGGAGCTCCTCTCCATTTACTTTTATCTTTGTTACCCACTGCTCTCCATCATGCCAAACTGGTAAATCTGGAGCGGCAGCTTTTACAGGCTCTTCTTTTACCTCTTCTGTTGCGTCTTCAGACTCTAAGCCCTCATCTCTTCCTTCCTGAATATTAGAAGCTATGTCTTCTAACATCTTATCCCTAACAGAAACCTTGCTTCTTAATTCAGAATCTCTGCTTAAATCATTTTCCTCTTGTGCCTCTACAGATGCCTCTTCTAACGCATCCACTTCTTGGGTAGCGTTTTCATTATCCATTCAATCACTCCTTATGGTTCTAAATCCCTATTGTTAGCAAAAAAATATGCATTATCACCATCGGCTATAACTCCATCAAGCCACTTCAATACTTTCAAAGGGCTTGCCAAGTTGCCAGCTATAGATCTATATTTTTTTAACTCCTCCGTATCCCCAGAAGAACGATCTACTAGAATCATTTTCTGAAGCTCTTCTATACCTGTATGGTATTCACTCAAGGCTCTTTCAACTATAGCCTTTCCTGTTCCTGTAGCCAAAAACTCTTTAGTCTTTGAACCAACTCTTATTCTTTTAGTTAATTCGTCAATCCCAACTTCCGATGGGTCATAATATTCCATGCTATCCTACTGCATATGGAATCTGGTTATAGTCATCTCTTGCCATAACTCCAACTTCTCCACCCTCTACCATTTCTGCTTGTCTCTCCAGTTCTTGTTCTGCTATCTGATTTATAAGAGCTTCTCTCTGTAACATTAACTCAGCCCTGCGTGTCTCTACATCTTCCTGCTTAAGCTGAAGATCTATATAGTCTAACTGAGCTTTTATTTGGGTTTTACTCACCTCAGATCCAGCCTTTATACTGGCCACTTCTTTATTGCCAGCCTGCTTCATCTGCTCAACCTTTAACCTATTCTCAAGCTTAAGCTGCTCACTCTTGAGTAGCATTTGCAACTCTTGTAGCTGTCCCTGAAGCTCTTCTATTCTTGGGTCATCTTCAAACGATATAAATCTGCTCCCATCCTTATACCCAAGTTGACCAAAAATTTCTTTTGCAACTTCTGGCATATTTATTCTTTCAGCTATTCCTGGAAATCCACCAAGAGCCTGTATGCCAAACATTAAGTTCTTGACGCGATTCATTGGATCAGTTGCGCTTAGTCCAACATTAACCTTAAGAAGTATTTCATACTTTAATAGCTGATTAATCATATCATCTTTTGGAAGGGATACAAATTCTGATGCCGCCTCACCCCCAAGACTTAATACAACCTCATCTGTTTCATAGTACTGTTCAAGACGCATAAGCTGCTTAAGCACTGGCTCTACCCATGTTTCAGCAAATGTTCTCAATGTATATTCAGTAACAGTACTGCTTGAACCAGCAAGGAGATTCATTCCTCCTACGGTCTCATTAAGACTTCTAGTGCTCTGCACAGTTGATGTTGAGAAGTTACCCTGTAACTCATCAAAATCCATATTGATTCTATCTTGTTCGGCATAGGCAGAGCCGGTAACATCCTTTGTCTCAATGACCCTTACGTCCATATCTGGATCATCCATCTCTACCGCGCCACCAGGAACAGATCTAAATAATGCATCAAGATCAATATTTCTATCTCTTCGTATATGGTATCTCTTGTTCATCGCAAGACGAACATTGTCAAATCTTTGATTCCATATATCGTTAGCTGCTGCCTGCAGTTCTTGAGTTAGCTCAACAGTTCCGGCTGGATATAATTTATGGGCTTCAATATTAACTGACCCCATAACATACGGCCTTTCTCCTTCTCTTAGCCAGGGGTATAACTCAAGCAAAGGTTTTGGTTCAGTAAGAAGTAAATCAACTCCAGCTGTGAAGTAGCACCAATCAATACCATCCTTTCTTATTACATTCTTATGCACCCATACTATCTTATAATCCTGTATCTCATCATAGCCAGAATCATTATCATAAGGGTTCTCTCTTGGTTCAACCCTGACTAGCTCTGTTCCACTATCATCTTCATCGGTTGCAGTTGTTAGAAGCTCTCCAACAGAAAACTTCTTCCACTCTTTATCCTCCATCTTCTGTAATATATCCTGAACATACATAGGAATAAGCTGTATTACATACGGAGACGATCCTATTGGGTCAGCCCAATCTGCAGCCGGATCTATTCTAAAGTTCTCTGGAGCAATTAAATCTATTACCGGCCTGTCTTTTATTGATGTTAACTGCTTTTCAACTCTTGGTGTTCCGTCAATATTTGTGACCTGATTATTATCCTTATCCAGCTCTACGTAAGATTCTTCCTTCTCTTCAAATTCCCAATGTTGGTGCGAGATACATACGCCCTGAACTGCGGCATCCTGCAATGAAGAAAGCATTAACTGGAACCACGGAATAGTATTAGTTAATCTATACTGAATTATAGATTTAGATGCAGCCGCTGCTGCTAATTGCATAGCATCATTTGGATTTCTAGGCTCAATACTAACTACTTCCTCATTGGTAAAGAATGCAACAGACATTGCAGACTGTAGATTCCTTATAGCGGTTCTAGTCTTTGGCCTAAAAAACCTAGATCTTTTTTCATAAGCGGCTGTATTATACTTAGAACCATAAGGATGCTTATTATTAAAGAGAGATATACTCTTTTCCCATTGGTATCTAAGATTTGCATCAACCCACTCAGACGAATCCTCATAGGCTCGTCTGGCTATCATTATCCACTTGTTTTCTTTAGGGGTCGTATCATCTATTCCAAGACCCTCATTTCCTTCGCCCGGAGGCTGTGGATTAATTAAAGACATTAGGTTCTATCCCCGCTTAATTGACCTTTTCTATCCATAGTTAATTCCTGGTAATCATCCTGCTTGAATTTTCCCCTAGATTGATTGTATCTTTCTAGAATTTCTCCACCCGCCCTAACAACCGAGTGATAATCATTATCAATCTTGTCCTCATGCATAACAAAACCCCAATTGCCAGACAGCATCATGGATTTAACTGTAACTATTCCGTCTTGAGCGTGCACGGCCCACAACCATCCTGGATATTTTTTCTCAAGATGTTCAGCTACATTTTTAGCAGTTGAGTAATCATGGACATTAAATGTATTAGCTCTTTCTATTTCTTGCATTTTTATCCTTATCGTAAAAAATTCTTTTACCATCATTAAAAACATAAGTTGGCTTTGGATCTCTTAGAGAGGGGTCCAATTTATAAGCCAATTCAGACCAACTAACTTCAGTGTCTTTTTTTTGTTTATTTTCCATTATATTATCTGTATAGATGGTTTAAACTTAGGCGCCCTGTGTTGCGGGTCAAGCTCTTGTCCTGCAAGAACTAGATCGCCCTTCTCAATTGGGAACCTATATGTAATTCCAATACCCGCTGCAGTAGATGATAATACTAGATCTCCCTTTGGTGGGAACATAGCCCTACCCTCAGATGTTCCTGGAGCGTATCCAAGCAGAACAAGATCTGCTGCACCCGGAATAACATGAGGCATATCCTCATGCTCTATCGGGATAAACCCTGCTAAGGATAAATCCCCCTTACCAACCCCAATTCCAATTGGAATGTTTGGAAGTGCTGAGCTTAAAACCAGATTAACTACTGCTGGCTCGTAACCTACACTACCCCAATTACCAACCGCAGAAGCCCAAGTTTCAGTTACTGAACTCCATGATCTATTCCAATAGATAGCCATTAGGGAACAGCATCCCACGTTTTAGCGGACTCATTCCAGAGATAATGACCGTCCGGTCTTTCTACTGGAGCCTCCCACACGCAGGTTTCTTCATTCAAAATCCATGAAGGGAATGGCTTATGAAATATAAAAGCATCTCTTTGAACGTCATATTTGCTAATACCTACACCAGCATAATGTTTTCTTGAACTTCCATCTTTGAATGTTTGTACATAAGTATCTCTGTTGTTATAAAGGTTTCTCAGAAAATCTATACCCGCCTGTTCATTTGTGGCAATATCATCATGGACAATAGAAACCTCTTCAACAACATTACCTTTTCCTAGTTTTGCAAAGTAAGCCATTATCCTGTGTAACTCCCTGATGCTGTCCATTTAAGAATTGTGTAACTTCCGCTAGTTGTTACGGTTGGGGAACCTGTAGTGGTTCCAGAGTAATCAGATGTTAGAACTTTCATAATAACAACACCATCTGCACCAGCACTTCCAACTTCTGATGCCGTGCTTCCAGCGCCACCTGCGCCACCTCTATTTGCTGTCGGGGTGGTTGCATTACCTGAATCCGCACCATTGGCTCCAACAGGATACGACCCTCCTGCTCCCATAGTTCCAGTACCGCCATAAGTTCCGCCACCACCGCCGCCACTATAATCTTGTCCTGACCCAGTTTCTAAGGTATTAGAAACTCCAGCACCACCTGCACCAGCAGCAACTGTATTTTGGCTTGCCGCCCCGGCTGCTGCAGCACCACCGCCTCCAGCGCCTGAATAACCACCATTTCCTGTTGCTCCGCCTCCATAACCCTGATTTGCTGTTCCACTTCCCGGGTCTTGAAAATGATTTCCACCCCCGCCACCAGAGCCTCCATTATTTCCGCCTAATCTACCGCCGCTTCCATCACCACCGGCACCGCCTCCTCCGCCAACTGAGGTAATGGAACCAAGAACTGAGTCTCCCCCGTCACCTCCTACAGCATCATTTGCGGTTGATCCTCCAGCACCAACGGTTACAGTATGACTATTACCCTCTGTAATAGTTAATACGGCCTCAGCAGAGCCACCGCCCCCGCTTGTTCCAGATGAAGTTCTAAATCCTCCCGCACCTCCACCACCCATACCTCCTGATCCAGCAGATAAGGGCTGTCCTCCGCCTCCTCCGCCAGCAACAACTAAGAAGTCAACTGTATAAGTTTGTGCCTGTATAGCGGGATTAGTTTCATTTACACCAGTAGCAGCAACCCAACCTTGTGTCGCATCAACATAAACTATTCTAACTCCCTGCCTTTCATATTTAAGTTTCTCTACCCTAGCAGAAGAACCTTTCATATTTAAGGTTTGTGGATCAACGGTAACATTATATGTATCCCAAGTTCCCGCATAATCAACAAGTTCTACAAAATCCCCTACACTTGCAGTTGCTGGTAAAGTTACAGTGATTGCTCCAGAAGTAGTATTTACAGGATAGCCATTCCCAGAGACAGCGGTAAACCCAGTAGTTTGAACTGACTGCCATTGAGTCGTATTATCAGCAACAACAGTCCAAGAGTTATCTCCTCGTAAGAATGTAGTTGCATCCGCTGTACCTGTTGCACTAAGCATTGCAATGTCTACTGCATCAGTTGCTATTGTTACTGCGCCAGCGTTGGTCATAGTTACATCGCCAGATAGAGAGGCTGCTGTGAATCCAGTACCGTCTCCTATTAAGATTTCAGTGGTGGCAAGCGCTTTGTCAGAAGGTACACCAGAGGAATTAGCGTCTCTAACCTTAATGGTATTAGCCGCCATATTGGCTAATTTAGCATTGGTTACTGCTTCGTCTTGAATCTTTGCTGTAGTGATTGTGTCATCCGCCGGGACTGGTACTTGAGTTACTAGTCCAAGATGCACAACCTGTACGTTATTAGTCCCTGAAGGAACCGAACCTGTAAATGTCAGGCTTGTTCCGCTTAGTGTATAAGCATCAGTATCCTGTCTTACACCTGATATAAATACAAGTAACGCGGCTTTATTAGGTGGAGCATAGTCTAGACTCACCGTCATCGCGGTGCCATCCCCATTAAAGAACTTAGATGGGAACTGAGTAAATCTTGGTTCGTTTCCTATATAACTCATATTAAGTCCATCCTAATGACACTGCTTGTATTCTTGTTTGTTTGGCTACACTTTGATTATGCGTAGTAACCTTCCACCTCATCTGTGAAGTATCCGTTCCTCCCAAAGTAACATCGTGAGAAGTTACAATAGTATGTCCGCCAGTTGTTCCTTGAGATGTTAATGTTGCCTGAGTATAATTTGCTCCATTATCCCTGCTGATCCATCCCTTCAAATCAGTATTCAATGTTGCAGTTCCAGCTCCATTCGTATAGGTCATAACAATATCGCCCTTAGTTACGGCATCCACCGAAGTAAAGGTATTGGAGACAAGAGTCATATCAAGATAAAATGATCCTAGAATAGCAGTCGTATTAACTCCTCCAGCACCACCCGCTCCGCCATTGGCTCTACCAGAACCGCCCCCACCAGCATTGGCTGTTATATTCCCGCTATTTGACAATGTTCCACCATGAAGCGCGTGAACTGATCCACCACCTGCGCCTCCGCCGCCTCCAGACTCCAAAGCAGTTCCACCTGTAGCGCCACCATTTCCGCCATCGCCCTCAATAGTTCCGCTCGCTCCTATAGTTAGATCGCCTTTTACTACTAACCATATAATTCCACCAGTTCCTGAATCTCCAGCATTACCGCAACAGTGGCTACCCTGCGCACCTGCGCCACCGGCATTTCCTGCTCCACCGCCGGACCTTGCATCGTTGTGTGGGCCTCTACCGCCAGCACCACCTGATCCACCATAATCGGTGCCGACAGTAGGTGTAACGGTATAGGTATTATTACTACTTGAAAATCCACCACCACCAGAACCACCGCCAAATACACCGGCTAATGCCCCTGCCCGTCCTCCAACAGAATTTGCGCTAGACCAGTTTCCTGTACCTCCACCACCTCCTCCACCAGTAGATAGTGAAACACCGGAAGTGCTAGGAGCGGTTCCTGCAGTTCCCGCTACTCTGCCACTACCACTATAAGATGCTCCACCAGTTCCACCGGCCCTTGTCATAGTGAAGATTGTTCCATTGCTGGAGATATCGCCTTGGTTGGCTATTGCTGTTTTAACACCTGTTCCAGAACCAGCAAACCCACTTCCATCGTTGGTAAAAGTGTCGCCACCTCCAGAAGTTCTCAATCCAATTTGAAGTCCGTTAGCAGGTACTGCAGATGTATCAGAGCCTCCAGATGAGGTTGGGTTAGCCAATGCCCCTCTTGAGGTCATAGACAACGACCCATTTATTACACAGTCTCCAGTTACATATATAAACATACCTCTTGTTGGCTGCTTTGTTGTGAGGGTGACATTAGCGTCAATAGTCAAATCTTTGAATTGCGCTACCACCATATCACCATCATATGAGCCATTAGTATTAGGAACTGTTAATTCATAACAGGCAGTGCTATTGGGAACATTTGATACTCCATCAGAATTTGCCCCATAACTGCTGGTTCCGGGGCCGCCAGATGCGCTACCGGTAGTTAAAACAGTATCAATACCAGTAGTATTATTTGCTTGCGTAATGCTAGACGCACCAAAAGTGCAATCACCTAAAGTTTCATCGCCAAAATAATTAGCGTCATCTGATCCAGAATAAAATTTTCCACCAGCATCCCTAACTTCATTTGTTGATGCGGATGCATCTACACCGCTTGCATCTTCGAAGGCATCCACACTTTGATCTACCAGATTATATCTGGCAAGAGAACCGTTAGCCTGAGTCTTAAAAGCAAGGAGAGCAATATCATCTTCCAATCCTGTTATTGATGCTCTAATAACAGAAGAAGGAACTGCTGTTATCCTTGATGAAGGGATAGCACCACTAGCAAGATTTGACGCATTGGTTGGATCAATCGCCATCTTAACGGTAGTAACATCCCCATCTTTAATATTAGCAGTAAGAACCTCTTCAGCCCCTAAAGTTCTTACCCCTTCTGTTACTTTTGTTATTGCCATATTTTAACTCCAACCTAGCGAGACTGCTTGAATTCTTGTTTGTTTTGCGGCTGACTGGTTCAAGGTTTCAATCTTGTATCTCATAGATGTTCCAGATGTTATGCCAGATAGGTCAACTCCGTTTGCGGTAAGAATTGTATGACCGCCAGTGTCGCCCTGATCCACTAAAGTAACAGCGCTTGTGTACGCTGACCCATCTCTGCTGATGTAGGCTTTAATATCTGTATTAACAGTTGCTGTTCCAGCGGCATTCGTATAGGTAATAACTAAATCACCAGTAGTCGGAGCAGACTCTGCTGTTTGGGCGTTTGATATAAGCGTCATGTCATTATAAGTATCTGGGGTTACACTATTAAGTTGTACAACTCCTGCACCACCCACACCACCTGTAGCAGAACCAGTATATATAGTTCCACCATCTGCCTTAACGTAACTACTTGTTACATTGGTCGGGGTTCCTCCATAAGCAACAAGCACCGTCCCGCCGCCAGATGAACCTCCAAAAAAGTTTGTATCGCCCGGAAGTAGACTTGCTTTTGTTACACCTTGAACTCCGTTGGCTTGTATTTTCCCGCTTCCACCAATGGTAAGGTCTCCACCCACAATAAGCGCAATAAAACCTCCAGTACCTTCTCCTGAGAATCCATCCTCACCTACATTTTGAGTAAAATCTGATCCCTGCTTGGGCGCCTGTGTTGGGTTACCAGCCGCCTTGTTTACCCCAGTAGGATCAGTTAATCCGCATAAATCTCTACCACCAGCACCACCCCAAGCAACACCATCTTCAGTTCCATCACTTGCCCCGCTATCATGTCCGGTTGCGCCACCCGATCCACCACCCCAGCATGAGCCATATGACCCATCACTTGTATAACCTGATCCTATTCTACCTCCACCAGCACCTCCGCCTGACTGCAAATTATCACTTGTTGATGTTCCTGCAGTACCTGTAGCACCAGCAACAGAGGCAGTTCCCCAAGCGCCACCAGATGCACCAGCGGCTCCTTGTCTTGACCAAGTATACTGTACGCCAGTAACCCCACTAGCAGGATGATTTGCAACCGCCGCTACAGCAGGACTTCCGCTACCAGAAAAGTCTGAATTACCAGAAAGTGTAGCTCCTCCAGACTTCAAAAAATTAAGTTTCAGCCCACCAGAAGGTGCAGCAGAAGAATCAGAACCACCAGAGGCGGAAGCATCAGCCGCCGGACCTCTACCAGTCATTATCAGTGAACCATTAATAGTGCAATCACCGGACACATAAATCAATAATCCTCTACCCGGCTGATCTGTTGTTAAGGTATATCCGGCATCAATAGTTAATGATGAGTAGTTCATCACCAACATATCACCATCATAAGAACCGTTTTTAGATGGAACTGTTAATTCAGTATCAGCGGAAATGGTTACCGCTCCATCTGATTCGTCTCCCCAATAATTTCCACCAGAAGAGACGCCAGAATAATAGTTTGCTGAATCTCTTACTTCATTAGTAGACGCTGAAGCATCTACACCAGAAGCATCTTGAAAATCATCTATACTTTGATCCACAAGATTATACCTAGCAAGAGAGCCATTAGCCGCGACCTTAAATCCTAGAAGAGCAATGTCATCTTTATTAGCGGTTATACCAGATGTGTCTACATTTCCAAGTTGCGCCAAAGGTACTGAACCGCTTGATAGATTAGATGCATTTGTAGGATCAACAGCCATCTTTGCAGTAGTGACTTCACTTGCTGTAATGTCTTCAGTTCTGATTGTTGTTCTAGCCATTATGAGGGTTCCTCAATCGTATTTCCTTCTGCGACCCATGCTTGTATTAACTGATAATGAGAATTTTCTGAATCAATAGGAACGCACCAAGACTTCCCATCAATAACGCAACATATAGACCCCTCATGCTCTGCATTAGACCAAACAACATTTGTTAGTTCTGCCATGTTTATATCTCCGCATCCATTTCAATGCAGGTAGTTCCGAATGTTGACTGCCTATGAGCCGTCAAAGTAAACCCATCTATTCTTGTGCCGAAAGTCCCCTGCTTATCTGCTAAATTTTGAGCGACGGTAGAACCAGTACCATAAATTACTCCATAGTTATTCATTTGCGCTGAAGGTGTTGTGGTATTAAGAGAGGCGGATGGTGATGCTCTCATTTCAGCCCATAATCCATAAAAATCAAACGCAGTAGTGGTGATACTCATACCAATCATGCCCCTGCCTATCAGCCTGAAGTATCTCTGACAAGCCTCCAACTCTTGTCCATAAGACTTAGATTCAAATGGAGTAGCAGTTGTTCCTATTTCAAGTTGTACCCCAGTAATGGCCCAATCATTAGAGGTACTTGCGGCTAAATTAACTTGGCCTACTGCGGTATTTGCCCAAACATTCGCCCCCCACGATGTTTGCAATGTGCCGCTTGTATAGTCTGTTCCAGCACCTAAATACCACCAGAGTTCTAAAGACGCACCATTATCGCACCCAAATGCTCCAGTAGTATCGCCAGAGAATGTAAGAGTTTTCTTTTCCCAAGTATCAGCAGAACTGATTGTGTAAGACTGCCAAATAGAACGTGTATTATCCCTATCAAATAATCCAAAGATGTAAGTGCCAGTAGTCGAAGACTTAACCCAGAATGAAAGAGTTACTGATTCCGCACTAGCAGTTCCCTTTTTTAACGCTTGAACATTATAACCTTCTATCTTTTGCTGAAATACAAAATAATCAGCGGCAGACGGAGAGGCATCAGCAGTTGTGCAATCCACTCTAAATGCTTTTTGAAACCCATCCGCATAAGCATCTCCACTTGTTAGTGATTCTTGAGTAGATGTCCATGTTCCAAGAGTTCCCAAAGAAAATCTATATCTATCACAAGTTGAATAACCTGATGCTGTAATTCCTGTCTCTGTAGTATTTCTTTGAGCAACTTGCATAGCACCATTTATAACCATATTCCGATTAGCAAGATACGCACCATCCGCTAACTTAGCGGCAGTTACTGCGTCATCAACAATTTTAGCAGTAGTTACTGCGTCAGCAGCAATGGTCAGTGCGGTTGCGCCTGTTACGTCACCAGTATGTGTAGCGTTTGTTACTTTAGCCGTGTTGGCAGCAATCTCAGTGTTAATCGAATTGGCTAATTTATCAGCATCTACAGCATCATCCGCTATGTCAGCAGTAGCAATCGTACCGTCTGCTATCTTTGCAGAAGTAACAGCATCGTTAGCAAGTTGATCTGTATTTACTGAACCTTGCGCGGGAGTTATTGTAGTTCCGATATCATTGATGCCGATTACTTCCAATAAATCAGAAGCGCTTAATGCGGTATCAAGAGTTAGCGTAGTTCCAGAAACAGTATAATTATTTTGTTGCTTAACACCATTAATCGTAACAATCAAAGATTGCTCGTTTGGCGCAGTCCAAGTTAACGTGTGCGTAGCAGAAGTAGAAGAGGTAATGTCAATCCTTCTGATATCGCTTGATTTTAATTCTACAGTTCCTAGATATGGCATTATGTTATCTCTAATACGCCGATTACAGTTTCAAGATCA